TCGCAGCTTCCTTGCTGCGTGACGTGATTTTAATTCAGCCAGCGTCATCATAGAGATGACCTCCACCGCACTCATGGCACGTTTCTACAATCCTTGGTTCTGCTTGAACTGTGACCCATCCCTTACCGTTACAGGTAAGGGATGGGTCACAGTTCAAGCAGAACCAAGGATTGTAGAAACGTGCCATGGGTGCGGTGGAGGTCATCTCTATGACGACGCTGGCTGAATTAAAATCACGTCACGCAGCAAGGAAGCTGCGAGACGCACCTCTTCACAAGATCCTTGGCCCCGATCAGTCTTACGGCGATATGGACCGGGCGCTTGAGATGATTGGCGCGCTGAAGGAGACGCTGAGAGACGTGGCTATCCACATGAGAGCGAATCCTAAGCATAACGATGAACTATTTGATGAGCTTATGACCCGAGTCGGGAGTGCTTCAGAATGACCATGTGGATTGTGTTTGGTGGCGGTATCCTTATCTATGCTGTGATCGTTTACGCTATCGCAGCGTTTCTTCGCTACGCGACAAAGGACTTGCCCTAGGCAGCGTTTGCCTAGACCATGGTCTGCATGGCAGAAGACTTACTCCATGTGCTAGTCGCGGCTGTCAAGGACCTAGCACTGGAGCTAGGCCGCACTCCCACTAGAGCAGAGTTTGAGACTCGCGTCGTAAGCGGCATTAATAAGATCAAGAAGGTAGGCAGTTACGCAGCCCTGCTCCAAGCAGCGGGGCTTGATACCTATCAAGATCGACGCACGAAGATCACGAACAAGGTCTTTGAGAAGGACATAAAAAAGGTCCTTGAGAAGTTTGAGCCCAGGCCACAAGAGCCTAAACCCAAGTGGCCAAAGATTGCGGTCATATCAGATATTCACTGGCCTTTTTGCTCCCAGAGGGTCCTTGATGCGTTTTATGACTTTTGTCTAAAAATGCAGCCGGAGATCGTAATCATCAATGGTGATGCTTGGGATATGTACGCGCACAGCAAGTACCCGAGAAGCCTTAATCTTTACACGCCTAGAGATGAGCAAGAGCTTAGTCGCAAGGCAAATGAGGTCTTTTGGGTTGAGATTAAGAAGCGTTGCCCTAAAGCCAGATGCGTTCAGATGATTGGCAATCACGATGCTAGAGCCCTAAAAAGGGTTCTCGAGGCTTACCCCGCTGCCGAAGACTGGGTTGAAGAGATGATTCAAAGACTCTTTACATTTGAGGGTGTAGAGACCGTATTTGATCCACGTCAAGAGCTTATGCTTCCAGGAAATATAATGGTTCACCATGGCTATCGATCTAAACTAGGGGACCATGCAAGCTACACCCTTTATAACTGCATCGTCGGTCATACTCATGTAGGCGGCGCAGTCTTTAGGCAGATGCGCGGGCAGGTTCGATGGGAGCTAAACTCAGGGGTGAGCGGCGATCCAGAGAGTAAAGCATTGAGCTATTCTCCTCAGAGGATCACTAACTGGACTCCAGGCTTCGGGTGGGTAGACGAATGGGGACCACGGTTCATCCCTGTATAGATTACTGATATGATCGTATCACCCCAATATACGATCTGCCCCGAATGTCACTCCGCGATACCAGAGCAACACCCCACACTTTTGAATTGGCGTAAGTGTCAATTGTGCGGATACTCTTATGACGAAAGGGAGTTTTATGCCGATAAGCAAGGGCAAGAGCCAAAAGGTGATTAGTAGCAACATTAAGATGCTCATGGGAGAAGGACGCCAAAAGAAGCAGGCTATCGCTATAGCTTTGAGCAAGTCAGGAAAGAGCCGTGGAAAGACCTCCCAAAAAGTTGCCAAGTAATAAAATGCTCTGCGATGAGTGCGGGATTATCGCATTCATTCACGGCACTGGTATCTGTTCCGATTGCAGAAAGCGCCCATGTCATTGGTGTGACAAGCCAACGACCAGTAAACTTAGAGAGCCGACTTGTCGGGACTGCTCTGGTCTGAGCAACCAAGCAAAAGACGCACGTCGTGCCAAGACCTTGCTACGCCGCAAATAGCTCCTAGCTCAGTCATCCTATCGAGAAAGTCCTTCTGTTCTGGCCTGAGTCTTCCCTTCTCTGACTTAACCTCGATACAAATCATGCGGCCCTTATGTATACCGATAATGTCGGATACTCCCTTGATTGAGAATCCTGAGAGCTTTCTAAAGGTTTTCCTGACTGGATCGTAAATACCAGTCGTGTGGTTCTTCCAGGCGTAGGTCTTAGGGATCTGATTGAGCTGAATGAGGATCAGGGTCTCAATCTGCTTTTCGCTCAAGGATGCGGTCGATTTTGTTTTCGATCCGATCCAGTCTCGCTTCAATCCTGATGATTCTCTCGATGCTCGTCTCTTTAGTCTCAAACTTGTCATAAGCCCAAGCGACCACAGAGATCGAGGAAAGTATAGTGGCGGTTAATAGCGAGAGAAGTTGCTGAACCGTCATTTTGAGCATTGCTCCTTTAGGTATACGAGTAGGGTCTCAGTGTCATCGGGTGAGAGACAGACGTAATTGTCTGCTTGCGCGATGGGAATAGTAAAGCCCTCTCCCCTGGGAGGAGAGCACTGCAATACATTACCCGCTGCGTCAACTACACAGACGGTAACTTTGAGACCACTACAACCTGCTAATAAGCTGAGAGATAGACTTAGCAGCAGCCTGCTTCTCTTCAGGAGTTTTCGCATTTCTGAGCCCCGTAAACGCCTCGTGAACGTCCACAATATACTTCCCAGGGTTATCCCCGAGCGTCTCTTTTAGGAAGCGCCCAAGGTCTACCAGGAGCTTGATAAGAGCTGGCAAAGCCTTGAGCGCGAGAATGACTGCTTCCATTACTTACTTCTTTTGGATCGGCGCGAATGCACGAAGCGCCTGAAGAAGTGCGCCGACCATAGGCATAGCCTCTACCTTAGCTACCCATGCGTCATCGCTCTGGCTAGGCGTAAGAGCCACATAAGCCTGACCCAGAACCACGAGGCCCCCCAGAGCCGCGAGAACCAAAGGGATCGCGGGGTGCAAACTTGCCAACATCATCAAAACTGCTTCCATAGTTTATCCTTTCCGATATTCAAAAGTGTCATTTAAGGCATTGAGATACGACGCCACTTTATCAACGTATTGCTGATTGCGATACTTCCCATCTAAATTCTTAATCGGAGACCCTGCGTTATATGCTGCAATCATGTCATCTCTAGTCGGGTATTTAACGATCAGATTCTTCATGTGTTGAACCGACAGCTTGAGGTTAATCTCAGGGATCAATAGCTCAAGCAATGACCCCTTGTGACCAAGCTCCCTGGCTAGGCCACCCATGATCTGACACAGACCAAACGAAGACTTTTGCAGCATGAGTTCAGTCGTGCTGGTGATCACGTTAGCCCTGGCAAAGTCGTTTACCTTAATTACATATTTGTAATCAGGCTCGAACCGAATGGCCATGGGATCACCGCCGCTTTCAGTCTGAACAATAGCGGCAACAAGCGTCCAGCGCACTCCAGCATCAATAGCGACCTCATATATTACATTGAGCGGCAGTCGGGCAATCCATGTCCGACTGAGCATCATCGCCGCCTCAACACGTCGGGCCTATCAGCCTCGAGAGACCTTTTAGAGTCTGGGACTTTTGCATTAACAGTCGGACGTTCATCGAGCATGATTTTTTTGATTGTGTCTGAGTTAATTGTCCCAGTTTTTTCCATCTGCTCAAGTGCTTTAGATTTTGAAACAGCATCCAGTTTAGAGTTTTTTACATCGTTATAAATTTGGCTTTGTTGATTCAAATCAATTCGGATGTTTTCATTTCTGATCACAGTTGCAGAACGCACCAAGTCTTGCAAAATGTAATCTTTTAGCTCTGATGGAAGTCCACTCAAAGCCTCGTTCATTTTTTGAACCGTAGGAATTCCTTTAACTTTTAAAACTCCATCTAATGCAATTTGTGCCATTTTTCCGCCAAAGCGGTCCATCATTCCACCAGCGGCAGCTCCCAATCCAGTAGCCACGGCCATTGCGATAGGATCTTGAGTTGCCAACCCAAAAACACCCGCACCAATAGCACCAAACAAATTAACCCTACGAGATCCGTGAGTGAAATCTTTTGCAAAGCCTTCTGCTACTCTTAGATCGTCAATCATTTGAACAAAGTCTTGACCACTGGCCTTAGTCAAGTTTTTCAGATACACATCAAACTGTGGGTTTCTTTCAGCTACAGCAGTTTTGATCGCATTGATATTGCTATCAACTCTAGCGAATACCCCTAAATCTTGTAGAGCTTTTTGTGCCTCTTCAGCAGACCTCCTAGCAAGCTCTAATCGCACTTCAGCAGTTTGAACTGCCCTAGTTTGTGCGGGTGCTAACATTTCTTCACCACCAGGACGGCGGATCATTTTTCTAGTTTGCTCAAGTTTTCTCAAAGCAGATGACTCAGGCAACTGCTCTACAACTTCTTGAACTGCCCTAGGGTTCATGGCCATGGCCTTGGTTTTAATATACCCCTTGATTGGAGTACCAAGATCAATTCCAACCTGTTCACCGATCTCAGTGAGAATTTTTACGTCTTCTGATTTAGATGGTCTCCAAATTCCGTCAAGTTTACCTTGTAGAGTTTGTTCACGCCCAATAAACGTGTCCATTTTGTTTTGAAGTTCTCGCAATGACGCAACTCTAGCCATTTGGCTTCTGTAACCTAGACCGACCTCATCGCTAGTTGTTTTTACCAGATTGTCTACGTTGCTTCTAAGCTCCATGAGCTTTTGAACTTTTAAATCTGAGAACTGTGCCGGATTTTGCCTATCGGAAAATTTCCTAATATCTCGATCAATCGCTTGAACAATTTGTTTGACCTGTGGCCAAGCTACATTCTCTTTCCAGAGATGACCCCACTTTTCACGATAATCATTAAGCAGCCTAAAGGCCGACCTAGACTCTTCATCTGGAGAAACCTTGTTTCCTATTCTTAATGTGTTTTGAATTGCTTTAATTCTATCAGGAATGTCGCCCAGGTTAGCAGGCGGCGCCTTACCACGCTTTACCATTGCCTGCATCTCATCAAGAATTTTGTAGGACTGCTCAGATTCTTGTCCTACTCGCTTTTTAATTTCTGAGGCCGCATCTAAAACGTCTTGCTTTAGTTCTGCTGGAGGCTTTGCCTCTCTTATTGGTCTAAGAGCCTCTTCTTTAGCTATTTGCAGTTTTTGTCTAGCATCTGAAAATGCGTCTGAGATGTCGGCTTTTTTTGTTTGCACTACATCTGAATAGCGAGATTTAGCTGTGTCTAAAACTTCTTTAGCTTTCTCTACTGATAGTTGACCTGCCCTAATATCATCCTGAACTTTTGAAACCGTTTGATCGACTAGAGCCTTAATCTGTGCTGGGGATTTTGCTCTCTTCAATGTGTCTGGGTCAGCTAAATACTTTTCTATAGTTTTTTGTGTTGGGCCAAGTAACACACCAAGTCCCGCTTTAAGTCCCGCTTTTCCAAGACGAAAAGCGTCACGAACTACTGGACCAGCCACAGCTAATCCACCACCAACCTTTGCACCAAACTCAGCAGTTTCAAGAATGCTTGGTTGTTCTTCTGGCTTAATAAAACCAGTTGGAACTTCTACTGCCTGTTTTGCTGCCTCCATTCCGGCGGCGCCTAATGCCGCTTCAGCGGCAGATTTTGTAATTCCTCCAACCTTAGGAATCGTTCCTAATCCCTTTACTGCTGCAGATGCGGCTTTTGCTATTTTAGCTGGTGCGCTAATTGGAAGGAGCGATCCAAAAATCTCTCCCGCTATAGAATATCCAGGAAGCGCCTGTTTGAGGGCGCGCCGTCTTTTTACGTCCTCTTGATATTTCTTGCCAAGTCCCTCACTTCGCCGCTCAAGTTCAGCCCGATCAATGGTCAATCCCCAGAAATCCTTTAAAATTTCTGCGCTAATACCCTGATCTAAAAGATCTCTGACTACCGCAGTAGTTCCAGAAATAACTGGTTCAGAAGCACCGGCAGTAATTCCCTCTGCCGTTGATCTAGCAAAAGTTTCAGCCTTTTCTAAATCCGTAGGCTGATTAGACGCAGACGGGATTACGTCAAATGGTTTTGATGAATCAAACGACGGTTTAACTGGTTCAAAGGATTTTGTAGGATCAAATGCTGGCTTTTTCATTCATATTGACCTGTGGATTCATTCCATTTATACCGGACGCCATTCTGAATAACCTCAGCACCCATAAATCCTGGTTTATCAGAGGCAAATGCTTCTTTAGTTGCTGTACCAGGAGGCATCGGTGATTGTTTTTGATTTTTTGTTTCTCCAACAATCCTGCCTCTTAACTCTGACATTCTACCTAAACCAGGAAAGCCTGTAAGTGTTCCGTTTTCTTCAAAGTATTGTGCAGCTGCTTCTTTCGCCGCAGCCATTTCTTTTAGCTCACTCAGAACACCCTGCGCTCTAGCTATATTCACTTCTGGAGACAACTGAGGATTGAACGCCCTTTTTAGAACATTTGCCCCTTCTTTTTCTGTAAACTGAGCGCCCAAAATACGTTTAAGGCTTTCTTGAATACTACTTTCAATATCTTGTTGAACTTCTACAAGTTGTGGAGCGAATAGCTCTTTAAATGGTATTTTTCCTCTAATTGGTCCAGTTAATGGCGTGTCTTCAAGTTTTGTAATAGCTCCTTCTAGTTGATTTATTGATTTATCAACCGAAGAAAACCCACCAGAGGCAACATAATCAGAATACTCTTTTGCGAATACTCGATCTAATGTTTCTTGTCCTTTTGTTAACGCGGTTGGTTTTGCTGCTTTTCTTCTTCCCTCATCTTCTTTTACAGCCACTTCACGTTCTTTAAGGCCTAATTCTTCTATTTGTCTTTGTTCCAAACGCTTAGAGGCTGCTTGCTCTCTTTCTTCTTTTGAAAGAGCAAGAGCTGTCGTCAATCTTTCCTTTTGAGCAACTCGCTGCTTCTCAGCCTTTTCTTCTTTCTCTTTTCTTCCCTTCTCAATAGCAGAAAGACCGGTCAATCCAGCCTGAGCACCTGCGGCACCACCCTCAGCGCCACCTAGGGCAGCACCAGCAAGAATAGGCGCTAGTCCGATAATGGCCTGCGCTAGCATATCGTTTTGACTGAGGCTCGGTTGAACAGGCTCAGGTTGAGCCATAGAGATATTTAGAAGTTTCGCTAGTTCAGTGTTTGCCATAAATTACTTAACCCCCAAACAGCCAGGACATAAATCCACCACCGCCACCCTGTTCTTTCATCTTCTCAGCACGGCTAATTGAGCCTGACCAAGTTCTTTAGCAGCCTTAACTTGAGCTTCTTGACCCATCAAAGATGCAAGCAACTGCCTTCTGGCAATTTCAGATGCTATGTTAGTAAACTGCTCTTTCTGCTCCTGACCAATATTGAACATACGTTGCTGCATGAAGCCGCTTTCTTCCTGTGCGGCTCTCTGAGCGGCAATACGCTGTGCAAGCTGAGATTGTTGAGCTGCGGCAGCACCACCACGAACACCTTGCTTTGCTTGCTGTGCCAGCAGTTGACGCTGACCGGCTTGCTGTTCAGTCATCAAATCTCTGGCAATTCTAGCACGCATTGCCTGTTCTTCTGGAGCACCAAGACGACTGAGTTGAGCTTGAGGCAGTGCTTCGCTAATTGGAGCAATAGATCGCCTGCGTTCTTCCTCTTGTGCTCTAAATGCAGCTAATTCTCGCTCAGAGGCTTCTGCTCGCTCTCTTGCCAATCTTGCCGCTTCTTGGTCTTCTGTTTCTTCTTGCTTAGTTGAATTAGCCATTGATTACCTCAAAAAAATGACAGTAGCGGTAGCTGCTCCTGATCCTGTTTTCTTCAAATACACAAAATTATTATCCCACGACGTGTCACCGTCAACGATATCCGACGCCGTTGCTCTGACTATGATGCGCTGGGATGGAGTGAAGCCCAAGTTATGCCGAATAGCCACTTGACCCGCTCCTGAGAAGCTCACCTGCGCCTCAAAGCCTTCAAAATTGTCCTTCAATTTCAACCGACTCAGACCCGTCGTAAGGTCGCGCAGGCTGTTTGCAAGGTCTACTGATAGATAGACTAACGCATCGTCTAAGGTCTCGCCACCCCTGAAGAGCTTAAGACCTAGAAACCTCATTGGACGAACCTGGGCTTATAAGGTGCCGCTACCTCGAGCTCATAGCCCGTGACGCTGATATTCTTCTGAGCTTCACTGTTCTCAAAAACGACGCGCAGGCTTTTGACTCGGTTATTGTTGAGCTTGCGGGTCAATGTTGGCTCAACGGGAGATCCATAGGCGTCTAAGTCCCATCTATCCTCACCATAGCCCCCAGAGCCAACCGCCACGGTAAGGCTACTCTGGGTATCCTTAATCCAGTTGATCTCAGTCTTGACGCCGAGCGTAAAAGCATTCTGCACTTCTTCAGTTGAGAAGATTCTCAAGGCTAAGAATGATTTTAAAATCGACGCTTCGCCGAGAAAGTCCCAGGCTGACTTCCAATAGCAGGATATTGCCTCCACATTGTCTGCGTAGTCCAGGTAGGTGTTAGAGGTATGAAAGCGATATAGGCATGAGTCGATTTTGAGATTAAGGGATGAATAACGCCGCTCGGAAAAAAACAAGTCATTGCTGAGGTCTGTGATCCCACCAGCAGCGTTGAGAGCGTCCCACTCAAGCCAGGAGTCTCTCGGATAGTCGTAGACAAACATGATGCTGTTTTGGTTCGCTTCACGATCTGCACCCACTAAACTTTCACACGGTACAAAACACAGATACCTTTGACCGATGCGGTCATGGAATCCCACAGAGCGTTTGAGTTGAAAGATCTTCTCTTCATCAAGCTCGCTTGTCTGATCGAACCTAGGATCAATCCGGCTCACGAATGGGTTATTGTCAAACGCTCCTAAGCCCTGTGGGACCTGGCCGCCCTTGATGACTCGAGGCCCGTTGAGCGACATAAAGAATAGAGCACCGCGAATATCCTTAATCGAAGCATTCGCAGCACACCCAATGTCATTGGCCACTTGATCGACTCTGAAACTAAGGGTCGATAGCTCGCCAGAAATGACATGGATCGCTCTGGACTGAAATACGATAAAGAACTCGTTGGAAGGAGCTAGGCCCGTGATCCGATCACCTTGCAGGTCGTTAACTATCAATGAATTGTCAGGATATGGGAAATACTCTGGACTCTCAATATCCGAGAAGCTCACAGTGTTTGGGAACTCGAGATTGCCAGCCGTCACCATGATGTTCTGAAAGCTAGAAAGATAACGCCCTTTAATCGGGGGGCTTCTATCTGTCACTGGCTCTAGAAAGATCGCGCCCAGAGCAGAATCTTGAGCCTTGTCCGTATATACCAGACTTGCAGAAAATGAATTATTAGGGATCTCGTTCACGGCATACCAAACGGTAGGAGCAGTGGCCGATGCCTTTGATCTCCAAATGGCGATTCTAAGATTATTCGAGATCACTGCGTTATCTGCGACAGTAACCCCAGGGCCGACGATTGTAATAGTATTCGCTGCAACTGCCGTGATCTCACGCTCTACATATTGAGCTGACACTGCATCATATAGGTAAGCTGTATCTCCTACCTTCATCGTATGAGCACTACCAGCGCCGTTATCCACGTTGATCGTAGTAACCGCACTCTGAGCCCCTGCCACTATTGCACAGTTAGTATTAAATCCAGTATTAGCCAGAATGGTTGGAATCGTGAGATCCACACGACTTGCAACTGCGATATTCAGCGCCGGATCGGTCATGTAATAATTACCTGCCGTCTCATTGCCCTGCGCGTCTTTTTGCAAATACTGAATCTTATAGACGTAGTTATTGCCGCTAAATCCAGAGGCATCGGCAGTCACGACGGTAGAAACAGCCCCAGGAGTAGGCACGCCCGCTCTGTAGGCGGTCTGACCGTCGTATTTGATTACCTCGTCATACCCATTCGACAAATACAGACAGTTTTGAAGCTGAACGCCTGACGTATTCTCAAGGGAAGAATCGTTTTTATAGGTCGCGTTGCCTGGAAGTAGGGTCACAGGCGCGTTAATCGCTACCCAATAGCGGGCCGCATTGGTCAATGGAGCGACGATCAGGTCATGATTGAGCACTGTGGTCGATAAGGCCGCAGGAGTCGCTAGAACGCCCGTTGCTGAGGCTGTAAACCCCGTTAATGCGCTAATTTGACCCACGAGCTGAGTCATTGTCACAGGCAATGCCTCATCAATCCCCACCCCAAGCGCATAATCGAGCACCTGAGTAGAGCCCTCAAGAATCTGGCAGCGGTATTGTGCCGTCTCTACGTCAAAGACGATTGAGATTTCACAGGTAGGCGATGCTCCCGTGTAAGTGACCGTCAAAATGCTCTCGGTCAGACGCCATAGCTGGTTATCGACCGCGATAACCTCAAACTCTTCAGCGCCCGTCGCAGAATATCTTCTATAGGTGAATAACCCAGCCCCACCCTTTGGCTCTGCCGCCCCTTGATAGCCTTTACGCTTCTCGAGCGAGCCAGTCTGAGAAAATTGTACGTTTCTTACCTCTGTAGCGTACTGCTCGGGAAAGCGCAGGTCTGATGACTTGTAATCAACGCCGCTAAAGTTCTCATAGCGCTTGATAAACTGATACTGGCTTGCCACAGGCCCCCCGCTTAGAGTTCATACCCAAGATAACTTGGGTCAATAATCGGAATCCTATCGGGATCATTGTCAGGCTCCGCAAAAGCCTGTTTCAAGGTCGCCTCGATCTTCTGCATCAATGCTGCCACTTCTGCCTGATCGGTGGAAGAGTCGCGGACAAAAATCCGCATATTGCAATACTCTAGAAGATACTTCTCACAGATATCAGGAAGCTGGCTATGAGTGCTTGCGTACTTACCGCGCACAGCATAGTCACCAGCCGAGATTGTTTCTCCAGCCTGAAAGGTAAAGCCTGCACTTACTACTACTTCACCAGTTCCCGAGTTGATACTATCGACTGGGATAAATGACATTTTCATACCACCGTTCTTGTCTACGATGGTAATAAAGTTCTGCTCAATAAGCCCCTCAGCATCCAGGTCAACTGACGTGCTCAAGAAAAGGCTCTGGATAGTATCGCCCACCAGGAGAACACTAGAGACAGTAGCCCGTCGCTTATCAAGCACTGGCACTGACTTCTGATAAGTCATGCGGATCTTGCCGCCATTTTGGGGAGGAGGCTGTAAAATCAGGTTAACGCCCTGGCGAATATAAAACGCAGGATTACCCGCCTGACCGTTAATCCGCTCCTTCGTTGAGCCCTTGCGAATAGGATAGTAATCCTGTGCTAGACCACTGGGAGCATACTCTACAAAGTCTAAGCGCGTGCCCATGTAGCAATCTCTAGGGATTGCGTATAACTCCACATTGGCAGAGATCTGAGTCTCTTGAGATGCCATGAGAATAGTTGGGAACATCACGTTAATCAGGGCATGAATCTCTTCCTGACCATCGTTTAGCGCCTGTATGAACTCTTCATCTCCGATGCCAGCATTGTCACTGAAATCTAAGTTTCCAGTGGCACGACGGCTTGCGGAAATGAGCTGTTCGATTGTCCTCATTCAGCCCCACGGCGCATTTTGCCCACGATAAGTGCAATCTTAGCCCTATCCATGGGCTTTTCTTCTTCCATGTCTTCTTCTTCTTCCATGGCAGGAGATTCTGACTCCATTTCATCTTCCATCTCTGGAACTTCACCCTCAACCGCCATGTCCATCAACTCTTCAATGCTCATCTCATACTTATCGGCAACCGCCATAAGCTCCGAGTGAAGCTGCCTAACCTTTTCTGCGTCTTTTGGTGCGATTTTCATATTTCCCTCAAACGAGTGCTGATCTCATTGAACCCATAAGCCTGGCAAACGCATCTTGCTGCGCCTTACCAGACTCTTGCATACTCTTTGCCTGAAGCTCTGCCACGTTCTTGCCTGTTTCCATCTCTGCTTCTCGTGCCGCACGTTGCTGCGCTGCTTGCTGAGCCAGAAGATTAGCGGCCAGGGTTCCAGCGGCTTGAATACCAGCGCCCTGAAGCGTTGCAGTGTCCTTTTGAGCTTGAAGCTCAGCAGCCTTAGCCTTGTCTTGCTTCATTTGTTCGAGCAGCCTGGCTAGTTCATTTTGCTCAGGCTGTGCCGCCATTTCATTAGTGAGCTTCATTGGAGGCATCATAAATGGTTCAGGTCGCACACCAGTAATAGCCATTATCCACCCCCTATAAGTGCAGAGCGATAGGCTTCTACCAGGTTACCGAGCGCCCCTTGCTGCTGCGCTTGAGCTTGTTGCTGTGCAGCCTGCTCAAGACCGAATTGAGTCTGACCCGCTTGAAGAATACCCTGCCTTCGTTGCTGTTCAGCGGCAGCTTTATTGCCCAAAAGACCACCAAGAAGCTGAGTAGCTGCCAAGATAGCGGCAGAACCAGTAATCGGGTCAATCATGCCCACCCCACTTGCCAATCGGCGTAATAGTTAGTTCCATCGTAATATAGTTCCACAATATCCACCGACCCGTTTGCGGTAGACAAAATAGCCACCTGACCCTGAGGCCACTTTACAGACGCAGGCCACACGATATCCCTAGCGGTAGCACCCTGGATTACAAACAGTCGATACAGACCACCAGACTGAGCGTTGGAGATGGTTAGCGTCACATTCCCACTAGCAGAACTGAGATCGAGCTTCTGGGTGACGCCGTTATCTAGATCCACAGTCTGCGTCGTGCCACTAGGACTTAGAGTGCTGGACGCCTGGCCAAGTGCGATGTTCTTAGCGAGCTTCGCACTGGTCACAGACAGGTTCGAGTAGGATGCAGTAACCATTTGGTTACCGTCACCGCTACCCGTATGCCTGTGCTGCGAGATTTTCGTCCAGGTAGTGCTGTAGAGCGTACTAGCCCAATTTCTAGTCCCACTAGTCGGGATCGTGAGCTGTAGGCCCAAATTGAGCGTAGTGTATGCCATGATTAGTGACCGATCCTTTCGATAACAATATAATTTCTAG